CGGGTGAGCTGGTGATCGTGGGGGCGCGCCCAAGCATGGGCAAGACGGCGCTTGCCATGACGATCGGGCTCAACATGGCGGCTGATTACTCGGTGGCGATGCTAAGCATGGAGATGCCACACGTTGAGCTGCGCGACCGCATGACGGCGATGCTGGGCCGTGTCAGCCTGAGCAGCGTGAAGCGGCCCAGCAAGGGCAATGGGCTCGATTGGGGGCGCGTGCTGGATGGGGTTGAAAAGGCGAAGAGCCTGAACTTCTACGCCAGCGATCAGGGCGGCTTGAACATCAACCAGGTGCGCAGCAAGGCGCGCAACATAAAGCGGCTGCATGGGCTCAATGTGCTGCTGGTTGACTACATTGGGCTGATGTCTGGCACCGATGCGCGCCAGCCTCGCGTGTACCAGCTCGAAGAGATCAGCCGCGGCTTGAAGACGTTGGCTAAGGAGCTGGAAATCGCGGTGATCTGCCTGGCGCAGGTGAACCGCAAGGTGGAAGAGCGAGCCGACAGCACGCCCAGCCTGAGCGATCTGCGGGACTCGGGCGCGATTGAGCAAGACGCAGACGTGGTGCTGTTCGTGCACCGCCCGATTCAGGCGCGGCCCGACTGCGGTAGCGAGTTCCTCAACTACGCGAAGCTGAGCGTCAGCAAGAACCGCAACGGGCGCTGTGGTGTGCTGAGCCTGTTCTACCAAGGCGATCAGACCCGGTTTGATGCGTGGTCGGGGCAGGCGCCGGCAGGGCGCAGCACGGCGCATCGCGGGGGTGATCTGTGAGCACGTGCCTGACATGCCGTAACTGGACCAGCCAAGGCGTGCCTGTGTGGGCTGGCGAGCTGGGTCATGCCCTGTGCTCGCTCAAGCAGACGCGAGCGATCACGCTGGCGCACTGGGCTGCCTGCGATCGGTGGGCGGCCGTGGGCCCGGCTGATGTCGACAAGCGTGTTGTGTGGCTCCAGAGGCGCGGCGTCCCGGTAAGCCGGCCGGCATCTATCGACGAGGGCGTCGAGGCCACCCCCACCCCCCGTCTTGGGTCCTCCCGTCACCTATTGCATGCGGGTCATTCACATCGCGAGGATTTGCTAGTGCATGGGGTTGGGAAAGGGTGGACGGTTGACGGTGGACGGTGTACCGGAGTGGACGCAACGTGATGACCCAGAGCGATCTGGGTCGCGCCCTCGGGCTGTCAAAGCAAGCCATCAGCAAGCTCAAAGGGCAGGGTATGCCGGTCGATTCGGTGGCCGCTGCCCAGGCGTGGCGCGAAGCGCGTCAGAACGTGGCGCAGCGCAAGCCCGCGCCCGACGCTGCCGCCGCAGCCAGCCGCAGAACCGACCCGATGCGCGACGAGCTCGGTGGCGATCGCCTGAGCCGCCGCGTGAGCGAAGCCGACCGCATCTCGGTTGGTGGCCGCCCGGTGTTCGGTGGCAGCGGTGGCAGCTTCGACATGCCGCCCGACATTGGCATGGGCGAAGACCGCGACGAAGCCCGCACCCGCCGCGAAATTGCCGACGCCAACATCGCCGAAATGGAAGAGGCCCGCATGCGCCGCGAGCTGATCCGCGTGTCTGCCGTGCAAGCGCAAATGTCGGTCGACTTCGCCACCACCCGAGACGCCCTTTTGCAGATCCCGGCACGCATGGGCCCGCTGCTGGCTGCCGAGAGCGACACCGCCAAGGTGCAAAACCTGCTGCATGCCGAGATCCACCAGGCCCTACTCGACCTGGCCGGTGCGTCCGACCGCGTTGAGCGCATCGAAGGAGCATTCGATTGACCGCACGCGACACCCCAACTGATTACGCCCGAGCCGCCGAGCTGCTGGCCGCTGCCAAGCGCCAGTTCCTCGCGCCCCCGCCGCGCATCGACACCGCCGAATGGGCCGCCCGCTTCCGCCACATCGCCAAGGGCCCCGAGCGCGGCCCGTGGCGCAACGAGCGCACGCCCTACCTGGTCGAACCCATGCAATGCGCCAGCTCGCACCAGCCTTACGAGCGCGTCGTGCTGTGGTTCGCCACCCAGCTCGGCAAATCGGAGGTGCTTTACAACGCCGTTATGCAGCGGATCCACACCGACCCGCAAGACATGATGATGGTGCAGCCCACCTTGCAAGACGCGCAAGACCACAGCGCCCAGCGCTTCCTGCCCACCATCCTGCAGACGCCCGCCATGCACGGCAAGGTGGCGGTGCGCAAGAGCCGAGACGAATCCACCAGCTGGCGCAGCCGCAGCATTCAAGGCGGCTTTACGGTTTTTTTCGCCGGCGCCAACAGCGCCGCCTCGCTCGCTTCCAAGCCGCTGGGCTTTGCGGTGGCCGACGAGGTGGACAAGTGGCCCGCCGACGTCGACAACGAAGGCCCGCCGCTGGGTCTGCTGGAAGAGCGCATGAGCAACTTCAGCAGCCGCAAGCTGATCATCGCCAGCACCTGCAGCATCAAGGGCTACAGCATCATCGAGTCTGAATACCTGGCCAGCGACCGGCGCCAATACCACGTGCCCTGCCCGCACTGCGGCAAGTCGCAGGTGCTGCTGTGGGGCGCCAAAGAAGCGTGGGGCATCAAGTGGCTCAAAGACGCCCAGGGCAAGGCCCGGCCCGAGACCACCGTTTACATCTGCCGCCACTGTGGCGCGGCCATCGAAGAGCACCGCAAAGACAGCATGCTGCGCGGTGGCGTTTGGGTGCCCCAGGCACCAGGCGCCGGCCAGGGCAAGCGCGCCGGCTTCTGGCTCAACAAGCTCTACAGCCCGCTTGGCTGGCGCAGCTGGGGCGATCTGGTGGAAGAGTGGGAAGGCGCGCAAGAGGCCCGGCGCGCAGGCAACAGCGCCCCACTCAAAAAGTTCCTCAACAGCTCGCTGGCCGAGACATGGGAAGAGCAGGGCACCGGCGCCGACAGCAAGGCCCTGGCCGTGCGCGCCGAAGACTACCCGATGGGCATCGTGCCCCGTGGGGGCCTCATGCTCGCCATGGGCGTGGACACCCAGCCCGACCGCCTGGAAGCCCGCGTCTACGCCTACGGTCGTGGTGAAGAAAGCTGGCTGGTCGACCGCCACATTCTCTACGGCGACCCGAACCTAGACGAAAACACCGAGGGCAGCCCATGGACCCGCCTGACCGAAATCAGGCGCACCCCGCTGCACACCGCCACAGGTGCGCAGATGCCGATCGAAGCCACCGGCATCGACTCTGGCGGCCACAACACCCACGCCGTTTACGCCTACTGCCGCGCCCATGCCCACGCGGGCGTGCTTGCTGTCAAGGGCGCCAGCCAATACGGCCGCCCCGTGCTCGGCAGGCCAAGCCAGGTCGATGTGAACTGGCGCGGTGCCACCCAGCGCGGCGGCGTGAAGCTGTGGCCCGTGGGCACCGACACCGCCAAACACCTGCTGTACGGCCGCATGCGCATCACCCAGGCCGGGCCGGGCTACGTGCATGTGCCCAAGGCCCTGATCGTCACCGACGAATTCGAGCAGATGACCGCCGCGCGCTTGCTGCCTGTGGTCGTGCAAGGCAAAGCCAGCATGCGCTGGATCACCCCGCAAGGGCACCGCGAAGAGGGCGGCGATTGCATGGTCTACGCCTACGCCGCCGCCTGCTACCTCGGCATTCAGACCTACCGAGACACCGGCTGGGCACGGCGCGAAGCCAAGTTTCAGCCCTCGGTAGACCTGTTCAGCGCACCCACCCCGGCACCCATCGAAGTCAAACCCATCGCACCGACCACCGCAACCCCGCCGCCCCCGCGCCGCGCCCCACCGCGCGCAGCCCAACCTCGTTACTGGTGACCCCCATGCAAATCAACATCACCACCAACCTCGAAGAAGTGCGCGCCGCCATCGCGCAGTACGGCAACCAGGCCCGCTTCGCTGCCTCGCAAGCCCTGAACCGCACCGCCAAAGATCTCCAGCAAGCCATCCCCGCAGAACTGAGGCGCGTGCTCGACAACCCCACCACATTCACCACCCGAAACAGCACGTATCTAACGCCCGCCAAGAAAAACAATTTAGAGGCCACAGTTGGATTCAAAGACCGCCAGGCCCGCTACATGGCGCTTCAGATCGCCGGTGGCCGGCGCGCGCCCGGCCCTGCTGGCATCAAGCTGCCCGGCAACATTCAACTCAACGGGTTCGGAAACATTCCCAAGGGCACCATTGCCCGGCTCAAGGCGGCGGCAAAAAGCGGAAGCCTTGGCGGCGCGCTTGCCAGGCGCATAAACGCCAGCGGCAAGGGAGCGGTACAGCTTTTCTACGGCATCCCGCAAGGCAAGGGCTGGAACAAAGCGCCCATGGGTATATGGCGCCGCGAGCCATCCAGCACGCCAGGTGGCAAGGGAAAGCTGGTTCCGGTGATCGTGTTCAGCAAGACGCCCGCCACCTACAAAGCCAAGTTCAATTTTGAAGGCCTGGCCAAGACCACCACAAACGCCAAGTTTGCCGGCCACTTCAACACCGCGCTTGCCGCCGCCCTCGCCAGCGCCCGCTGATCCCAAGCCCACCACCGACCGCCCATGATCGAAACCACCAAAAGCCCAAAAGCCGAGCAACAACAGGGCAACGTGTTTGTGGGGCAGTCAACCAGCCACGCTCGCCCCGAGCCCGATCTGGTCACCGCCATTTTTGATCTGCTGTGCGAGTCAGGCGGCATCGCACCGCATGCGCGCGAAGAGCACGAGGCTGCGGTGCGCCACCAGCTGCTGGGCTTGCGCGGCACGGTCACCAACCGGCCCAACAGCGCCGCCATGGCCCGCAAGGCGCTGGCCTTGTTCAACGGGCGCAACGCCCGCGAAGTCGCGCGCCGCCTGGGCATCAGTCGGCCGCACGTTTACCGGCTGTTGAAGCAACCGGGGGGAAGCGTGTGAAGCCCTACACCCTGCACCTGGGCGACTGCCTCGACGTGCTGCGCACCATGCCCGACAACAGCGTTTACAGCATCGTGACCGATCCGCCCTACGGCCTCTCGTTCATGGGCGCGAAGTGGGACGTTGACGTGCCCGGCGTTGACGTGTGGACCGAGTGCCTTCGCGTGCTCAAGCCCGGCGGTCACCTGCTCGCCTTCGCTGGCACCCGCACCCAACACCGCATGGCCTGCCGCATCGAAGACGCCGGGTTTCACATTCGCGACATGATCGCCTGGGTCTACGGCTCGGGCTTCCCCAAAAGCCACAACGGCGAATGGGGCGGTACTGCGCTGAAACCCGCACTGGAGCCGATCACGATGGCCCGCAAGCCGTTGATTGGCACGGTCGAAGCGAACTGGCGCGAGCATGGCACTGGGGCGCTGAACATCGAGGCGTGCCGGGTGGGCAGCGAGTCGACCAAGGTAGCGAAGCGCGGCGGCTCTGGTGCGTTTCCGCACGAGGACGACGCCTGGGTGCCCAAAGAAGTGATGGTCGGCTCAGACGAAGGCCGCTGGCCGGCCAACCTGATTCACGATGGCAGCGCCGAGGTGCTGGCAGTGTTCCCGACCACATCCCCAAGCAAGATTGGCGTGCGCGACCCGAACGGAACGATGGGTTACCACGGCGGCGCGAGCGGATTGCCTGGGGTTCTGGGTGGGCACAACGACACCGGCAGCGCCGCCCGTTTTTTCTACGAAGCCAAAGCCAGCAAGGCCGACCGAGACGAGGGCCTGCACGGTTTTGGCAAAGTATCAGGCGGGTTCGTGAGCAACACCAGCGGCCAGCACATGACGCGCCGAGATGAGGGATACGAGGTTTCCCCGCGTGCCAACAACCATCCAACGGTCAAACCCACCGACCTCATGCGCTACCTCTGCCGCTTGGTAACGCCAGCGGGCGGCACCGTCCTCGACCCGTTCATGGGGTCAGGCAGCACAGGCAAGGGCGCGGTGCTGGAAGGTTTTCAGTTCGTGGGCATCGAGCGCGAAGCCGAATACCTCGCAATCGCCCAGGCCCGCATCGACCACGCGCACACGCTGCACCTATCGGGCGCGCAATTCCTCAAGCCCGCAAGCGAGCGCGACGCACACACGGTGGATCTGTTCGGCGCCGCCTGAGCCCACCCCTAAAACAGTCGCAGCCCTGCCAGCAATGCGACACCGATCGCAGGAACATCCGCGCCTATGGCATTCACATCATCCGACCTCGCCGCAGTTGACGCGGCCATTGCAAGTGGCGAGCTCACCGTCAGCCACAACGGGCGCACGGTCACCTACCGCAGCATGGGCGACCTGCTCAAGGCCAAAGGAACCATTCAAGCCGAAATTGCCGCCGCGCAGCCCGGGCGCACCGCGCGCACCGGCTATTTCAGCTTCGCCACCTCGCGTGAACGCTACTGATGGCCGACAAAAAAGCGGCCATGACCCGCAACGTTGTTGATCGCGTGGTGGGCTACTTTGCCCCGCGCGCTGGCCTCATGCGCGCTGTTGCGCGCGAGCAGCTGACCCGAGCCTATGAGGGCGCCAGTAGGCGCGATGGCTGGGCGCCCCGGCGCGCAGGTGCCAGTGCCAACACCGACCACCTGGGCGACGGCGCTGAGCTGCGCATTCGCGCCCGATCGTTGGTGCAAAACGTGCCCTATGTCTCGCGCGCCATCGAGTCGCTCGTGTCGTACACCGTGGGCACCGGCATCTCTCCGCGCAGCCTGGCCGAAACCCCTGCGGCGCGCCAGCGCGTTGACAAGCTGTGGGACCAGTGGGCCGAGGTGGCCGACGCCGATGGCCTGAGCGACTTTTACGGCCTGCAGGCCCGCGCCTACCGGGCCATGGAGGTTGACGGCGAGGTGCTGGTGCGCATTCGACCGCGTGCCCCCGCCGACGGCCTGCCTGTGCCCATGCAACTTCAGGTGATCGAAATTGACTGGCTCGACAGCAGCAAAAACGGCACCGCTGGCGGCAACACCATCGTCAACGGCATCGAATGCGACGCACTGGGCCGCATCGTCAATTACTGGCTGTATGACCGCCACCCCGGCGAAATCACCACGGCTGTGCGCCGCGCTGGAACCTACAGCCGCCCGGTGCCCGCCACCCGAATCATTCACCTCTTCCGGCCCGACCGGCCGGGCCAGCAGCGCGGCTTCTCGCGCTTGTCGCCGGTGATTTCGCGCGTGCGCGACCTGCAGCTGTACGAAGACGCCGAGTTGCAGCGCAAGAACCTGGAGACCCGCCTGGCCGTGCTGGCCACCGGCGATCTGAGCGCCATGCAAGGCCCCGGCCCTGGTGGCGAAGACTTGAGCGACCCGAAAGAGCTGGGTCAACTCGCCAGCGGCGGCATCACCATGATCCCGCCCGGCATGACGCTCACCGTGGTCGAGCCCAAGGTCGCGCCCGGTTATGTCGAATACGTCAAAGAGCAAAAGCACACCATCGCGGCCGGCATTGGCGTGACCTACGAAATGGCCACCGGCGACATGTCTGGCACCAATTTCAGCAGCGCCCGCGTGGCGTTGATTGACTTTCGCCGATCGGTCGAGCAGGTGCAGTTTTTGCTGGTCATCCCCGTTTTGTGCCGGCGCGTCTGGCGCGAGTGGGTCGACGCTGCTGTGCTCAGCGGCGCCATGCCTCAGACCGAATATGCGGTCGACTGGTGCACCCCCAAGTGGGACTACGTAAACCCGTTGCAGGAGGTCAACGCAGACAACGCGGAAGTGCAGGGCGGCCTGTGTTCCATCAGCGAAAAGCTGCGCCGCCGTGGCTACAAACCCGACCTCGTTTTTGCGGAAATCAAGAGCGACATGGAGCGCCTGGCCTCAGACGGCACGCTGGCCTATCTGCTGGCCATGAAGAGCGGCAACGCGGCCGCTGTCATGCCCGCAGAAGACACGCCGCCCCCGAAATAGTCGCAGCCCTGCCAGCAATGCGACACCAACCCAAAGAACATCCCACCCCATGCCCCAACCTGTAACCCAGCCAAGCCCGGCCATCGAAACCGCCGACCTGCCCACGCAGATCCGCGCGGCGCAGATTCAGCCGGCCACATTCGACGAGGCCGCGCGCACGGTCGAGGTGGTGTTCACCACCGGCGCCCGCGTGCGCCGCTACGACTACATGCGCGACCGCATGTATGACGAAGAGCTTGAGGTAAGTGATTCGGCTGTGAACATGAGCCGAATGGCAGCCGGTGCTAGCGTGCTCGACACCCATGGCCAATACCAGCTGCGAGACGTGATCGGCGTTGTCGAACGCGCCTGGATCGCAGGCACCGAAGGCCGCGCCATGGTGCGCCTGAGCGAGCGCCCCGAGCTCGCGGGCATCGTGGCCGACATTCGCTCGGGCGTCATCCGCCACATCAGCGCGGGCTACACCGTTGAGCGCATGGAAATGACGCCGCCCGAGCAGCGCACCGATGGCGGTGCCGGTTGGCTCTACCGCGCTGTCAGCTGGACGCCCGCCGAAATCTCTTTTGTTCCCGTTCCTGCGGACGCCGGTAGCGGCACCCGCTCGCAACCCTCAACAGGCGCCACGCCTTGCGAGTTCGTCACCCGGGCAGCCGCCCAAACCCACCTGAAAGAAACCATGCCCCAAGCAAACGAACAGGGCGGCACCCCCACCACGGCCGCCGTCATCCCCGCAACCGAAGTTCGCGTGGAGCCAAATCTGGCCCCTGCCGCGCCCGTGGTTGATATGCAGGCCCGCGCCGCCGACATCAGCGAGCTGTGCGCCCGCCACGGCGTGCCTGCCCTGGCCGCTGGCCTCATTCGATCCGGCGCCGATGTGAGCGCCGCGCGATCCGCTGTGCTCGACGAGCTGGCCCGCGTTGACGCAGCCGCTGGTGGACACCGCAACGCGGCACCCCGCATCGAGACCGTGCGCGACCAGCACACCACCCGCATGGCCGGCATTGAGCAAGCCATGATGCACCGCATCAGCCCAAGCGCTCAAATGGACGACAACGGCCGCCAGTACCGGGGCATGAGCCTGCTGGAAATCGGGCGCGAAATGCTGGAGGGCAGCAGCGTCAACACGCGCGGCATGGCGCGCAACGAAATTGCCAGCGGCATGATTCAGGTGCGCAGCGGCGGCATGCACACCACGTCAGACTTCGCCAGCCTGCTGGGCAGCGTGGCCAACCGCCGCCTGCGCGCCGCCTACGAAGAAAGCGCCAGCACCTACCAGGCCTGGGCCCGCCGCGCCCCAAACGCACCCGACACCCGAAACATCAACGTGGTGCAGCTCTCAGGCGCACCCGATCTGCTGCAGGTCAACCAGGCCGGTGAATACACCTACGGCACCTTGGTCGACGGCGAGGTCAGCTACAAGGTCGTCAAGTACGGGCGCATCGTGTCAGTGACCGAAGAGGCCATCATCAACGACGACCTGCGCGGCTTCGACCGGCTGCTGAGCGCCTTTGGTTTCTCTGCCTCGCGCCTGGAAAACCGCCTGGCATACGCCCAACTGGTGGGTGCTGACTACAGCGCACCCAACGGCAACCTGCAAACCGGCGCACCTTCTGCACTGCAGGCCAGTTCTTTGGCTGTCGCGCGCACTGCCATGCGCAAGCAAAAAGGCCTAGGCAACGAGCTGCTGAACCTGGCACCCGCTTACCTGATCGTGCCGGTTTCGCTTGAGCAAACCGCCTACCAGCTCACCAGCACGAACTTTGTGCCGGCCACCGTGGGCGCGATCAACGAGTTCAGAGCCGGTGGTCGCACCGCTGTGGAGCCCATCGTCGAGCCGATTCTGGACGAAACCAGCGCCACATCTTGGTACGCCGCCGCATCAAGCGGTGCGGTTGACACCATCGAGTATTGCTACCTCGACGGCGCAGAAGGCCCCACGGTCACCAGCAAAAGCGGCTGGGAAGTTGATGGCGTTGACATCAAGTGCAAGCTGTGGTTTGCCGCCAAAGCGGTCGACTTCCGTGGCCTGCACAAGGCCAACGGCGCCTGATTGCCTGCAGAGACTGGCACCGCGCCGGTCTCTGTGATCCATCCCAAATCAAACGAGAAACACCCCCATGCGAAACTATGTACAGACGGGCAACACGCTCACCATCACCCCCAACGTGGCCGTGGCCTCTGGCGTCGGCTTCCTGGCCGGCGCGGGCCTATTTGGCGTTGCCACCGCAGCCGTGGCCAGCGACACCCCGGGCGAATTTATCACCGAAGGCGTGGTGGAAATTGCCAAGACCAGCGCCCTGGCCATCGCGGTCGGCGCGCGGGTGTTTTGGATCCCCGGCAGTGCTGCTGTCAACGTCACCGCAGCTTCGCAGGTGTGCGTCGGCATTGCAGTGGCTGCAGCCGCCAATCCATCGCCCACCGTGAAGATCAAGCTGGGCAGCTACCTGCCAGCAGGCACATAACCGCGCGCTGCGTCAACCAGGCATCGCCATGCTCGCCCCCTTTGCCGCCATCGAACAGCGCGTAAACGATGCGACCATGCGGCGCCTGTCCAACGCGCAGGCCACCGTCAACACCAAGTTCGGCGAGGTGATCACGCTGCCGGTCATCTTCGACAACGCGTATGCCGACGCCCTCGGCGGCTTCGCCGAAGCCAGCGGCCCGAGTGCCCTGGTGCAAAGCGCGCTGGTGCAAGACCTTGTGCACGGCAGCCATATCGAGATCAACGCGCGCACCTGGGCCATTGTGGAGATCCAGCCCGATGGCACCGGAATGACCCGGCTTGTGCTGGAAAAGGCCGCCTGATGGCCACCGTTTTCGCCCAGATCACAGGCGCCATCGTCGCAGCGCTGGCGGCCTCGCCTGCTGTGTCTGCGCAGATTCACCGCAGCCGGGTTCGGCCAATCTCTGCTGACTGGACCACCGCCGTGGTAGTCACCCCGCAAAGCGCCGAGCTGGAACGCCTGGCCATTCGGGGCGCCCCCATCAACCTCGAATCGCAGATCGAAGTGGTTTGCTTTGCCCGCGCTGCGCCGGGGCAGTCGCCAGATGTGGCGGTTGATGCGCTGCTGTCTGCGGTCTATGCCCGCCTGGTGGCAGACCCAACGCTTGGCGGGCTGGCGCTCGATCTGGCGCCGGCCCGAATCTCTTACGAATTCGATGCAGAGGCCGAGCAGGTGGCCAGCGTCACCCTCGCCCTGACCGTGCAGCACCAGGCTGCCGCCCTCACATTGGATCCACCATGACCCGCTACATCCGAAACACCGCCATATTGGCCAAGATCGAAACCACCGAGGGCACAGATTCGGTGCCCTCCGGCTCGGCCAACGCGCTGCTGGTGTCCGACGTGTCCATCAACGCGCTCAACGCGCAAAACGTCGAGCGCGATCTGCTTCGGCCATTTTTCGGCGGCAACGAGCAGCTGGCTGGCCCGTCGTTCAAAGAGGTCAGCTTCACGGTGGAGCTGGCTGGCAGCGGCACCGCTGGCACAGCGCCCGCCTGGGGGCCTCTGGTCGAGGCCTGTGGCTTCGTTGGCAGCGGCGCAGCAGGCTTTCGCCAGTTTGCCCCTGGCAGCCCGGCAAGCCAAAAGAGCTGCAGCATCTATTATTTTGATGACGGTGTGCGCCACCGGCTCCTCGGCGCAAAAGGCACCTTCACCCTGGGCGCTGGCGTCGGGGACCGGCCTACGCTTGCCTTCACTTTCCAGGGCCTGGACGGCGGCGACACGGCAGTGATCAACCCTGCGGTAACCCTCACCGCATTCCGCGCACCACTTGTCATCACCGACGCCAACACTGGCGATTTACGCATGGGCGGCAGCTACGCTGCGGGCGCTGTCACCAGCGGCACCGCCTACACCTCGCGCGGGCTTGAGCTCAGCCTGGGGAATACGGTTTCATTCACGCCCTTGCTTGGCGGGGAGTTCATCGACCTGTCGGCCCGCGCTGTCACCGGCACGATCCAGCTGGACCTCACCGCTATCGAGCAGGTGGCCCTGATGACCGCCGTCAAATCCAACGCCCTCAGCTCCATGAGCCTGGAGCACGGCAGTGCGCCGGGCGCCATCGTGGGCGTGTTCATGGCCGCTGTGCAGCTGAGCAACCCAACCCAGCAAGAGGTCAACGGCCGGCGCTTGATCGGGTTTGAGCTGGGCAGCGTGCCCCTGGCCGGCAACGACGACCTGATCATCTACACCAAATAAAGCGCGCGCATGTTCAACCTTACGCCTTCGCCCACCTTCAAAGCCGCCATCGGCTTGTCTGTGCCCGGCGTTTCCCAGCCGCTTGAAGTCACCTTCACCTTCCGCCACAAAACCCGCACAGCGGTGGTCAAGTGGACCAAAGCCTATGTGGCAGACCCAAGCGCCGAAACGCTGAAGCAAGTCATTGCCGACTGGGATTTGCGCAAAGACGGCGAGCCTGTGCCCTACAGCTTTGCTGCGCTGGCCGAGCTGCTGGAGGCCTACACCCCCGCCCGCCTGGAGATCAGCGACGGCTATTTGCTGGAGTTGACCAGGGCCAAACGAAAAAACTCATAGAGGCTGCCAACCGGCTGATCAACGGATGTACCGACACCGAAACTCAGGAAACCGCGCTGGCAGCCTTCGGACTGAAACCCGAGGCGCCGCTGGCCGCGCCCGCGCTCGACCTGTGGCCGGAGCACTGGCCAGCTGTGCGCCTCTTTGCAGCCGCATCTACGCAGATGAATGTGGGCATGAGCGGCGTGGTGGGCCTGCGCTACGAGGCGCTGGGCGTGCTGCGCGAAGCGCATGGCATACCCGCTGCCGACTGGCCCGAGGTGTTCGATTGCCTGCAGGTGATCGAGCGGCGCGCGCTCGATCTGTGGCGCGAGCAAGCCAACCGCAAGAGGTGAACCATGCTGCTCGGTAACGCTTCCTCACAAGCCCGGATTCGGATCACCGCCGAAGACCGCACGGCCGCCGGGCTCAACTCGGTGCAGAGAAATCTCGCCGGCGTGGGCACAGCGGCGCGCAATGTGGCGGGTTTGATCACCGGCATCGGCGCCACAGCAGCCCTTTTGGCGATAAAAAATGTGGTGAGCAGCACCGCCGATTACGCCGACGAAATGACCAAGCTGGGGCAGCGCGCCGGCGTCACCACCGAGGCCATCAGCGCACTGGCCTTCGCCGCGCGCCTCAACGATGTGGACAACAACACCCTGGCGCGCGGCCTGCGCGAGCTTGGCAAAGACGCCGAAGACGGCGGCAAGAAGCTGGCCGAGCTTGGCATTGCCATCAACGACGCCGGCGGCAAAGCCAAAACGAGCGACGCACTGCTGCTTGAGTTTGCTGATGTCATCGCCAGTATTGAAGAGCCCGCCAAACGCGCCGCAGCAGCCTCCAAGCTGCTCGGCGAGCGCGCCGGCCCCGAGTTGATCCCGCTTCTCGCCGGTGGCTCTGCTGCCCTGATCGCGGCCAGGCTTGAGGCTGAAAAATTCGGCCAGGTCATCAGCACAGACATTGGCCTCGCCGCGGTCGAATTCAACGACAACCTCACCCGCATTGGTGAAGCCGCCAGCGGGCTGGGCATCAAAATCGCCAACAACCTGTTACCCGTGTTGAATGAGGCACTGAAAGCGCTTCTCGCCCTGCCGGAAAAGGTGTCTCTGGCGGGTTTGGCGTCAGATGTGCTGTCTCTGGACAAACAACTCAAAGCGCTCGAAAGCCGCAAGGCCGGGCCCTTCAACTTTGCGGGCAACCTCCAAGAGCAGATAGCCAGCACCAAAAAGCAACTGGCCGAGGCCCGGCGCGCATTCAACGCATCAGACACCGGGCGCCCAGCGTCTGCCGGTGGCGGGCGTGGGTTTCTGAACCCTGCGCTGGCCGCGCCAACACCTGTGGCGCCCATCACAAACCAAGAAAAAAAGAGGCTGGATGAAGAGGAAAAACGGCAGCGGGAATCGGCGCAGCGCCTGTTTGCCGAATCCAAAAAAACAGAAGAGGACTTTCAGGTTTTTCTGCGCGGGTTTGACAACGCCTCGTTTGACTACAAGGCGAATCTAAACAGCAAACTGCTCAGCGAAAAAGAGCAGCAGGAAGCCGACCACCAGGACTTTCTGCGCGGCTTCGACGACGCCCGGTATGACTACCTGGCAGACAGAAACGAAAAGCGCTTGCAGGCAGAAGCCGACGCACCCATAGCAAACCAGCTGGTTGATCAAGACTTCAGCCAAACGCTGTATGGCGATGTAAAAAGTGCACTGAGCAACGCATTTCGAGACACCAAAGACCCAATCCGAGCCTTTGGCGATGCCCTGGCCAATGTGATCTTTACCCGCGTCACAGATAGTTTGGCCACATCCATTGTTGATGGGTTACTTGGCACAGGAGGTAAAGGCGGGGGTTTTTTTGGCAGCCTGTTCAACTTCGAGGGCGGCGGCTACACAGGCGACGGCCCGCGCTCGGGCGGCATGGATGGGCGCGGCGGCTTCATGGCCATGGTGCACCCCAACGAAACGGTGGTGGATCACACCAAAGGCCAGCGAGCTGGGGGGCAAAGCGTGGTGATCAACATCAGCAACAACATCGGTGATGTGTCCAGCAAGGGCGATGTGGTGGCCGGCATGCAGACTGTGCGCGCGCAGATTTTGGGTGAGCTACAGCGCAGCTCGCGTTACGGTGGGGCGATGGCATGAGCTTGATCGTCTACCCCGTGGCCAGCGACAGCCGGGCGTTCTTGCCCGCTGCGTTTTCGCTGGCGATGCAAACCAACCAGCGCGCTTTCGCGTCGCCCTTCGGTGGCTCTGAGCAGGTCACCGACATGCTCAACGACCGCTGGAGCTGCACGCTTGATCTGCCACCTTGCGAGCACAACCGCTCGGCCAAGCGAGAGGCGTTTATAGAGGCCATGCGCGGCCAGACCAACCACACCGATCTCTACCACTTCGGGCGCCCGCAGCCGCTGGGCACAGCGCAAAGCAGCGCGGGCCTCGTGATCGCAGCCGCGCAAGGCGCCGCCACTTTGCAGATTGCCACAACCGCAGGCGCCACCCTGCTGGCGGGCGACATGCTGGGCGTTGATGACCTGCTGCTGCGCTGCGCGGCAGACTGCACCGCCGACAGCAACGGCCTGCTCACCGTGCCGCTCACCAACCGCTTGCGCCGCGCTGTGCCTGGTCTTGCTCGGGCCACCACTGCAACCTTTGTTGATGGCGATGGCGTGTTGCAGACGGCTGGTGTGAATGTGCCGAGGTTTCAGGGTGGGCAGTTGCTGGTTGAGGGTGAGGCCACGAATCTGATTCTGTTTTCTGAGCAGTTTGATAACGCGGCTTGGAATGCGCTTTTTAATGCTACGCTGACCGCAGGCATTATTGGACCCTACGGAAATCCAGGAGCTTACACCTTAACTTCGACTGGAAGCGGGGCTGTTTTGCAGCAAGCTCCATCGGTTGATGTTGGGACACTGTTAACCGGAACCATTTGGATTCGTAGACGGTTTGGCACTGGAAGCATTCGTCTTCGTGCTGGCCCTATACCTTCACTTTTGCTGGTTGTTATCAATGATTGGGTTAGAGTCTCCTTTACCAATACAACAACGTCAACCGACGGAAGACTTGCAATAATTTTAGATGATTCTGGCGACTCCGTAGACATCTGGGGCGCTCAACTTGAAGTAGGATCTTTTCCCACCAGCTACATCCCCAGCACAGAGACGTTCACAGGCAGGGCATCGTCAGGAACGTTCATTGGCTCTAATGGCTTGATTCAGACTGCCGCAGCAGGCGTTGCACGCTTTGGTTACAACCCAGCGAATCTGACTGTTGCGCCTAAGTTGATGCTGGAAGATGCGGCGACGAATTTGCTTATTTATTCGGAAGAGTTTAACAACTCAGCATGGTTTAAATCACGCAGCACGATAACCATAAATGCAGCTACTGCGCCGGATGGCACTTTAACCGCAGATAAGTTGGTTGAAAATACCGAAAATGGGCCGCACCACACATCTAGAAGTCTTGTCTTTGCCGAAGGATTTCTATACACGATTTCAATTTACGCTAAGGCTTCTGAGCGCTCTATTGGCCTTATTCAGCTTGGCAATAGTGGTGGAATTTTCAGCGGAGGAATAGCAGGTGCGACTTACAACCTAACCACTAAAGTAATTTCAAGAAATGCAGGGGCGGTCAGTTCAGGCATTGAAGAATTTGAAAACGGCTGGTTTAGGGTTTGGGTTTCAGGCTTGGCAGTTGCAAGCGGCTCTGATGCAATTTTTGCCACATTTTTATTGAACGGCAGCGCTACTAACTACACTGGAGATAACGTATCAGGTATGTTTCTTTGGGGCGCACAGTTAGAAGTTGCAAGTTATCCCACCAGCTACATTCCCACCACCACAGCCGCCGTCACCCGAGCAGCAGACACAGCCACATCTGCACAGTCAACACGGGCAGCGGACATCGTGAGCCAGGTCACGCTTGACCGCCCGACCGCGCCGTTCCGCCTTGCCAGCACCCCGAGCGTGCGCTACGTGGGCGGGTATGCCGAGGGCGTGACGCTTGATTTTGTCGAGCGGGTGATCTGATGCGCAGCCTATCCTCCCCCACCCTGGCCGCGCTGGCCCAGCCCGAGGTGCTGCTGGTGCAACTGATCCTGTTGCAATTCCCCAGCGGCACGCTCGCCCTCAATTCAAGCAACTGGCATCTGACCTGGGACGGCATCATTTATCAAGGCGCATCGGGCTTGGGCGAAATATCTGCCATTGAAGACAGCCCAGGCGAAGTCAAGGGCCTGCAATTCACCCTGTCGGGCGCGTCTGCCGCGTCTATTTCGCTTGCGCTGGACGATGCTAGCGAATGGCCCGGCACACCCATCACGATCCGCACCGCTGTGCTCAGCGCCGCAACCGGGCAGATCGTTGACGCACCGCTTGATTGGGTGGGCCGTGGCGACACCATGGGCATCAGCGAGGACGGCGGCACCTGCCGCGTGACCGCCACGGCAGAGAGCACCGCTGTGGATCTGCTGCGCGGCAGCCCACTCACCACGAGCCACGCTGACCAGCAAAGCGTAAGCCCTGGCGATCGGGCGTTTGAATACGTGGCATCGCAGGCCGACCAGCCTGTTGTGTGGCCTGCAAAAGAATGGTTCTACCGATGACCCGACTTCCCGACTGGCAAACCCGGTTCGCGCTGCTGTGCATCGAGCGGCGCGCCCGCGCTTTCGCATGGGGCCAGCACGACTGCTGCCTGTGGGCCGCCGATGCGGTGCGCTCCCTCACCGGGCAAGACTTCGCCGCCGATCTGCGCGGCACCTACGCCACCGCCGCCGAGGCTTCGCGTGTGCTTAAAAAGCTGGGCGGTGTGCGCGGCATTGCCACCGCAGCGCTGGGTGCCAGCGTGGCCCCGGCCTTCGCGGCTGTGGGCGACATCGTGCTGATGCAGCAAGACGGGCGCGAGCTGCTGGCTGCGTGCAACGGCCTGGAAGCGCTGTGTGCCGGTGACGCCGGGCTGGCCCCGGCTTCGATGCAACAGGCCCTGGCGGCCTGGAAGGTGTAGCCGATGCCAACCTTCATTGTTGCTGGAATCTCCGCCTTGGGGGCCGCGCTGGGCGGCCTTGCCGGCGCCACGCTCATCATTTACAGCACCCAGATTGCCACGGGCGCGCTGCTGCTTGGCGCCATGGCGCTCTCCAGCAGCGCAAAGCGCAAAGCCGAGCGCAAAGCCCGCGCGCAGTACAACGCCGCCCAGGTCGACCGCCTGGCCAACTTCCCCGCCACGGTGGCGCCGCGCGAGCTGGTGCTGGGCCGGGTGCGCAAGGGTGGCCACGTTTTCTTCCGTGGCTCGGTCGGTGCGCAGCGCGAGAAATTCGTGATGCTGATCGCCATTGCCGGGCACGAGATTGATGCTGTCGAGCAGATCTGGCTCAATGACATTGAAGTCACACTGGACGAAGACGGCTGGGTGCAGACCGAGCCTTATGCGCTCTCTCGCAGGGAAAGCGCCTCAGTAGCTGGATATGCTCCGGCCAATGCAATACCCGGCACCATTCACATCTCTGAGGGGGGCAACAGCGAATTTGGCAACAGCTTTCTCCTCACTTCATACCAGTATCTGGTTTCCACCTCCAAGGCCAGGATCACCGTCTACCGGGGCGCCCCAGGTCAAACCGCCGACGCAGGCGTAATCGCCGACTTCCCGAGCCTGTGGACAAGCGCACACCGCGCCGACGGTATCGCGTACCTCAAGTGCGAATTTTTCTACGACGAAACCGCATTCCCAAGCGGCTTGCCCAACGTCACCGCCACCATTCGCGGCGCGCGCTGCTTTGACCCGCGCAACGGCAGTACCGTCTGGACGCAAAACCCCGCGCTGCAGCAGCGCCACATCCTCACCCACCCCTATTTCGGCAAGCACCCAAGCCTGAGCGCCGCAGAAAACGCCCGCATCACCGCCGCTGCCAACGCGTGCGACATCGCGCACAACTATGGCGACGGTGCCGTGCCCATGTACCGCAGCAGCATCGTGATGCCATGGGGCACCGCAGCACGCGACGGGTTGGATGATCTGGCGCAGGCCATGGCCGGGCAGTGGGCCTACGCCGGGGGCGAGTTTTTTGTGCGCGCCGGGGTCTACGGTGCCCCGGTCATGGCGCTGACCGAGGCCGATCTGGCCACCGTCACCCGTGATGCGTCTGGCTCGCAAGGCCAGCAAGCGATCAGCATCAGCACCCACGCGCCACGGGCCGACCGGTTCAATTCCGTCAACGTGCGAATCTGGGACGCCGCGCAGGGCTACAAGCAAGTGACGCTGGCCCCGGTCAAAGGCGCTGCGCTGATCGCCGCCGACGGCGTTGAGCTGGTGCAAGAAATCGAAATGCAGGGCGTGTTCTTTGCGCAGCAGGCGCAGCATATCGCAGGCATCTTGATGCGCGACTCACGCGACCCGCTCACGCTCACAGCTGCATTCAAGCTGCGCGCCTACCCGCTTGACCTGTTCGACACCATCACCCTGACGGTGCCGCGCTACGGCTTCGCGGCCAAGGAATTCATGGTTCTTGGCAGGCAGTGGACCTTGGGCGGCATGGTGCAACTGCAGCTCAAAGAAACCGCTGCTGCGATATTCCAGCCCAATGCCGCGTTTGTGGCCAGCGGCTACGCAGACAACACCTCCCTTCCCCGCCCGTGGGACATTGACCCACCAACCAGCCTATCTGCCACCAGCGGCACCGCCGAGCTGATTCGCCAGGCAGACGGCACCATCATCAGCCGCGTGCGCGTGAGCTGGCCCGCGCTTCTGGATGCAGGTGTGCTCGATTCGGGCAGTGTCGAAGTGCAGTTTGCCGTGGCCGCGCCGGTGTTGCAGTGGCAATCCGTATCTACCAGCGGGCGCGACACCCAGGCGGTGCTGTCCAACGCGCCAGACGGGCAGACCGTCATCATCCGCGCGCGCACCCGCACCACCCTGGCCGTGAGCGATTGGGGCGCGCAGATCGCGCATGAGGTGGTGGGCAAGACCGAGCCGCCTGCCAATGTTTCAGCGGTCACCGTCAGCAACACGCAGGTCTCATTCACCACGGTGTCCGACATTGACCTGGCCGGCTACCTGCTTCGCTTTCAATACGGAGAAAGCACCTGGTGGCCAAGCGCGGGCAAATTGCACGATGGCGTGATTACAGAGTCGCCCTACACATTGGAGCGCGTGCCGCAGGGCCCTTGCACCGTCATGGTCAAGGCTATCGACACCACTGGCAACGAGAGCGACGAAGTGGCGTTTGCGTTCTTCAACTTCCCCGCCGCGCTGCCTGCCAACATCCTGTTGAGCTACCCGCAAAACCCGGCGTTTTCCGGTGTCATCACAAACGGGTCTGTGGTCTCAAGTGAGCTGGTCGCTGATGGCTTAGATGATTTTTACCTGCCAGCCGATGGCCCCATGTACCTGCCCAGCATCGACCCGATGTACCTGGCCGGGCAGTACGCAGCGCTCGTTTACGAGTTCTCGACCATCCCCACATCTGGCGGCACGCTGCTGTTGCAAATTGAGATTACGGGCGAATACACGCTGGAGTTTCAAACCGGCGGCAACGATCCCATGTTTGAGCCTGTGGGCGACCCTATGTATTCGCCGCTTGATCAGCCCACTTATGGCACCCCGGCCGCTTGGCAAATATGGCCTGGCTCACTTGCAATTGATGGACCGCTTGAAGTGCGTTTTCGTATAACTCTCGCGGCCGGCGCGGTGCAAGGCGTGATCACGTCGATTGCTGCTGTGCTCGATGTGCCCGACATCGTAGAAGCGTTTCCCGCGCTGTCTATTGGCAGCGGCGGCACTCGCCTGCCGATCATTAAGACCTACAGCGCAATCAAGACAGTGCGCCTCACGGTGCACAGCGCCGGCACAGCCACCAGCGTGCGCATCGTAGACAAAAACCCAACCCTAGGCCCTCTTGTGCAAACCATCAACACCAGCGGCACCGCTGTTGCTGGCGTGGTAGATGCCGAGGTTTTCGGCTACTGATTCAAAAAAGGAAACACCCATGCCAGCACCACCACTCAAAAGCGCCGTTAGCGGCACCCCAACCCGCGCCACGGCCAACGCAGGGTTTGGCGCGCTGTATGACTACCTGACCGGACTGCTTGGCGCAACCGGCAACGCCGCAGAGGCTCGCACTGCCCTGGTGGTGCCCACCCGCACCGGCGGCAACGCAAGCGGCACATGGGGCATTGACATTAGCGGCAATGCGGCAACAGCCACCACAGCCACCACAGCCACCACAGCCACCACAGCAGACAACGGCGTGTCACCCGGCGCAGTAATTGCCTTTGCCCGCAATACCGCACCCACGGGATTTCTGAAAGCAAACGGCGCACTTGTATCTCGCACCACTTACGCGGCATTGTTTTCGGCTATTGGCACCACTTTTGGCGTAGGCAACGGATCATCCACATTTGGCCTTCCTGATATGCGCGGCGAGTTTCCGCGTGGTTGGGATGATGGGCGAGGTGTTGATTCTGGGCGCGCGTTTGGTTCAGCGCAGATCGATTTGTTAAAGTCGCACACGCACACAGTAAGTGCTTTATTTAATAGTGGCTCAAGCCCTGGTATTGTTGGAACCAACGTAGGCACCGCTGCGCAAAACCTATCAAGCATCAACGCTACTGTGGGCGAAGAAACCCGCCCTCGCAACATTGCAATGCTGTTTTGCATAAAGTTCTAAAGGCCAAATATGAAAACAGTTTCCCAGCTTGACGCAGCCGGTTATTTTGTTGGCACAACAATCGCAGATGAATCGCCATTAGAGCCAGGTGTTTACCTGATCCCTGCTGGTGCGGTTGATTCGCTGCCCCCAACCATCCCAGATGGACGGCTGGCAAAGTGGAACGGTGCGTGGGTGTTGGAAGATATTCCAGTGCCGTCGCCAGAGCCACCAGCCCCAGAACCGCCTGCACCCGGCCCGCCGATGAAGGTCACGCGACGACAAGCCCGGCAAGCGATACTGTTGTCTGGCAAGCTCGATCTGGTGCAGCCCGCCATTGATGCCATCCCGGATGCAACCCAGCGCGGGATGATGCAAATCGAGTGGGACGACAGCCAAGAGTTTGAGCGCAACCGGCCCAGCTTGATCGCCATCGGCGGGGCAATTGGACTGGACGCTGCCGGTATTGACGCGCTGTTTGTGCAGGCGGCAGCGCTGTGATGGACAAGACCCCAATTGAGCACGCCCTGATCGCAGTCGCTGTTCAAGTTGCGTTTGGCCTGTGGCTCGGTGACTGGTTCGCAGGCGCAGCGCTGGCCTGCACCTGGTTTATTGCCCGCGAGCACACCCAAGCCGAATACCGATGGATCGCTAAGTTCGGCGGTGGTTTGCGCTCAAGCTTGAGAGCAATGGACTGGATTGACAAGCGGGTGTGGAACATTGGCTCCGTGCTCGACTTTGCTGCGCCCATTGCCGCTTGTGTTGCTGTTTACTTTGTTCAAAGCTTTATATGACACAACCCAACCCACCCCCGAGCCGCCTGACCTTTGATCCGACGATCAACGCGGGTCATCTTTTGACCTTCGCCGGGTTTTTGGTCAGCGGCTTTGTAGCTTACGCCACTCTCGACAAACGCATCACCGTAGTCGAGCAGCGCACAGTGACCGCAGAGGAGCGAATCGTTGATCAGGACAGCCGCACAAATATCACCCTGGCGGAGATAAAGCGCGACGTGAGAGAGACCAACATCGCCGTAAACCAGCTGGCGCGTGAGCTAGCGAAAGGCAAGCAATGAAGCTGATTGAGGGCTGGCATAAGGCTTGGCGGTTTTTAGTCGTTCAGGTTCAAATCATCGGCGCGGCAGCAATGGGCGCTTGGCTTGTGATGTCAGAGGAAAACAAGGGGTTGCTAATGGACCTGTTCGGCCTGCCAAGTGATAAAGCTGTTGCCGTAACAGCACTTGTGGTTTTCTTAGCAGGCATTTTTGCACGTGTGAAATTGCAGCCTACGCTGCACAAAAAGGACACCCAATGA